TAGTACCCAGCGGGGAGTCAGATGGGGGATTCCCAATCGTTCTGCCCACCAAGTGTCAATTTCTTCTCGCCATTCACGGCTGGCTTTAGTTGAGCCTTCAAGAAGTTCACGGTCCCAGTTAAAGATAACTGCGACGGCATCCTTAAGCGTACCAGCAAAGCTCATACGCTTGAATCCGTGAAATGTGCAAAGATAGTCAGCGGCAGTATCTTTGCCGCTACCGATGAGTCCTGTTATTCCTATTATCATTCTTACACTATAACATAAGAAGTGAGTGTTGTCAAGCCTTATCCTTGAATCCAAGTGAGTGGCTGCGAATAATCTACGTATGCTTTCAATTCCATAATCAACCGTTCTTGGTCTGCTTTGGATTCAGCCTTCATAGCAGCACCATTCAATGATGTGCCGCCGCCTGGGCCTGCAATTGATTGGAACTTCTCACGAGCTTCACCAATGATGCCTTTGAGGACAGCTAGTATGTAGTCGCCAATCCAAACCCCTGCGCCCGGATCCTGTAGCAATTCTAATTCAGGACGTTGTACATCTGCCCAAATAAGAATGCGTTCGCCGGTTCCTTTGAAGTCTCTAACGACCTTCAATATCTTAGTGACCGGATTAAATGTGTAGTTGAGATATCCACCAAACATACGAGCGGTAAGTTCTACGTATCCAGCATAGAAGTCATATGTAGCAAGACCGCCGGTGTAGTTGTAGTTCAACAGATAGGTGTTGAGAATTGCGCTTGAGAATGGGTCAAATGATGTCGAACTTGGGCCTGTTTCTAGACCCACTGTTCTACGATACAAGCAGCGGACGTTGATGAATTCGCTCGGCAGTGTGTACTCATACACATTTTTCTGCACGGTGAAGAGAGTGTAGGATTCAATGTTAGCGTTTTGCGCTCTTTGGCGATAAAGCTTGATAGCGTAATTATATGCCGCTTCGTAATGTTGGGGATCTAATTCTAGATCAACAATGTCGCCGCCCATACGTAGACGAAGGTTCTCAAAGAGCCCTTGCTTGTACTCAATTAAGTCTTGATTATTTGGTGTCGCTAAAAGGTCTGCTGCCATGTTCGTTTCCTGTTATACTTTATTTATCAGGAAACGAACATGACCTCTATTCTACTGTGCTTAACTGGCTGATTACTTTTAATAACGCAATCAATAGCATCCTGTACGGTGATGATGTAGTCTAGTTTTTCATCAGGTATCTGAACATTGAATTGTTCTTCTAGGCGCATTACAAGTTCAATTGCGTCTAGTGCATCACCCTTTAAGTCCTCAATGAGACGATCTTTAGGATGCACTTTGCCTAAACCAAACTGTTCGGCAACAAGTTTTAAAATAGCTGCTTCAACCCTTGCTGTCACAAGTCGCCTTCCTTACGGTTCTCGCTGTAGTGTGCATCAAACTTGCCACCGGGGTAACGTGATTCCAGCTTATGTACGTTCTCGGCAAGCACTTCGTTAGGATCAAGTCCAAGAGCGTTACAAGCATTAGCCCAGTACCATGCAATGTCACCGAGTTCACGCTTCATGTGGAAGATGTTTTCTTCATTGAGGGGTTTGCCCTGAAAGAAAATCTTCTTTACAATCTCTTGAAACTCGCCGCCCTCGCTGCCAAGACCGGTTGATGCTGTCATAAGCAATGCAAGATTGACATTGGTGTTAGCGTCAAGCTCCTTAAGATGCTCAATGAGTGCAGTGAGATCCTTGCTAGGTTCCGATGCTACAGTAAGAACAAAATCTGCGTACTTGTTTAAATTAATTTGAGTTGTCATATGTTTCCTTTTAAAATGCTTTGAGGATGATCATGTCAGTATTGAAGCGACCATTCGGCACAGCCTCAACAGCCTTAATCTCCTTGAAATACTTACGAGCAGCAGGCTTACTACCCATCAGAGCCTTAATCTGTTCGACGGGCTTGCGGAGAGTCTTCATCCCGCTCTCCTTCTTGTCAAAGCCAATGACAGTGTTGCCCTTGACCATCAGACACTTGCTGTAAGCGTCTGCAACGTAGTGATGCATCTTGCGCTTCTTAGTGTCATAGACCCAAGCTTCGGTGCTCTCATGAAGCTTAACGGGGCTTAGCCCAGTAAGTTCAAGCTTGAGTGCATCGTCCTTGAAGGACTTACAGTGCTTAAGCTTAGCAACGACCCGTTCAACCGGCACAGCCTTCTTAGCACGAGGCTTCTTAGCAGCCTGCTTGAGACTGATGTAGCCATTCATTTCAGCGATAACGTCTTCAATGAACTTGATAGCGTAACGGATTTGCATCTTGCTATAGTGACTATAGCCTTCGTTCAACTGTTCACACTTGCCAGCCTGAACTTCAAGATATTCGTCAAGCAGTCGTTGATAACGCTTGATAGCACTAGCCATGTGCTGCGGAAGAATATTTCGAGCAGACAGTGCGCCTACTACCTTCTTGTCAACAACGAAGTCCTTAGAGCAACCAGAATCAATAAATTCGTCAAACAGTGCTTCAATATCGCTAAGGGCTTCATCAGCCTTTTCACGCATGATTTCCTGAATGTTGACTACCTTCTTAGGCTTCTCTTCACCTTCGGTTTCTTCCTTCTTAGCAGTGAGTGCGGCGCCTTCAAGGGCAAGAGTCTCGACCCACTTGACGATGCCAGTCTTATAGGCATCAGGGATAATGTCAGGATTGACTTCAAGCAAGTGTGCAGCAGTAGCCCAATGACTATGCATATCAAGCTTCCAATCAGGAAGACGATTGATCTTAGTCAACACATCCTTAGAGAAATTCTTTTTGATATATTCCTTGACCTTCGTGCCGCAATCCTTACGCTCAAGGTCGTAGTGAGCGAAGAACTTAGCCTTATCCCAATTGTCAGTAGGCATCAAGCTAAAGCGATTGACGCCGCGACGAGGGGCACGAGTAGTCTTCTTAGAAGCTTTAGCTTTGATAAGTGAGGGGCGACGAGCCATATAATATCTCCTGAATTTCAGATTACTTATACACTATACAACACCCGCAGGTGTTTGTCAACCGAAAACTTACCTAATCTGAATTGGTCGGTTTTTATTTCGGTTGCTGAATAAGCGAACACCCTTCTCACGAGTGAGGTCGGCAGCAGCCTGCGGAGCGGTATCCCAAAAGTCAAACAGGTCTTCTTCGGTGATGCCCTCGTCACAGTCCATAGCGTAGATTTCATAACTACGCTCTGCATTGAATCGTGCCCGCATGGTCATTGCACCAAGGATATCATCAATCGGATTCTTACCCGTAGACTTTTCCTGCAGGATATTCCAGATATCAAGCTTGTGTTGGTCTTCGTACTGTGTGATAGGCACGATAGATTCAATACCGTGGCAGTTCCACATAAAGAGATAAGCGTTTGTTGTCATTAGATATCCCAACTACGAAGATTTTCACGAGAGGCTTCCCATGCAGATTTACAAAGCTGGTACCACTGCTCCCGAATAGGGCTGTCCTTAGAAAAAGAATCCTCAGGATACTGTTCGTTGAACCATTCTTCAAAAGTCATTGACAATCTCCTTGCTATATCTTCTTATAGCAGTTTTGGGTAACCGTGTCAACCGATATCTGACATTAGGCAGTGCGATGTTCGTGATATTTGTCTACATTCACCCCACGAGAAACCCATTCTAGATTGTCCGGATGGAAGTTAAGATGGTCATGGTCAATGTGATTCGCTTCCCAGTATTGTGAGTCAAAATGATTTTTCACTGATTTAGGAGTACACTTCCATTCAGCCTCGGTAACACCGTCCGGAATAGGGTAAGCATGGAAAGTTTGTGCGACAATTTGATGAAGATGCACAGTTTTTCGATTTCCCCATCTATCAACAGTAACCCCGACTTTTGGATATTTGCTTTTTCCACTTACATTCCATGACAAGCCGGTTACGTATCCGCTTCTATGACTTATGAAGCTAATTTCGTTCTTATTTAACCTAAAATAATATCCTTCTAATACTGAACCTCTGTATTCAGCTTGGTAGTGAGGTAAATCGGAATGGTCAAAAAATATTGGATCAGACTTATACATTGGTCAATCTTTCATTTCTGTTACTGATATAACTGCTATAACAGGTTTGGGTAACCTTGTCAACCTTTTTTTTCGATAAATAACTATATGCCAAAGTTAAGTTTATATCGTTCGAACAAACAAAACGACTATCGCTTTCTAGACAGAACGATAGCCGAACAATTCACAGTGGGCGGCACAGACCTATATATTCACAAATACTTAGGTCCAGCGACAGGTGACACTTCAACTGACTTTACACAGCCCAACTACGATACGCTAGACCCATTGAACATTCAAGACTTGCTGTTCCTAGAGAACCGAGATAGAAAGTACGATAAGGATATCTATCGGTTACGCGGTCACTATAATGTACAGAACTTAGATTTTGACTTAAGCCAATTCGGGCTGTTCCTGAATAATGATATCATCTTTATCACTGTCCACTACAACGATATGATAGACCTTGTAGGTAGAAAACTTATGGTCGGTGACGTACTGGAACTTCCGCACTTACTTGATTACAATCCACTCAATGAAACTATTCCAGTTGCACTGAAACGATTCTATCAAATTACGGATAGTAACTATGCAAGTGAGGGCTTTAGTCAAACTTGGTATCCCCACTTATGGCGTATTAAGTGTGAACCACTTGTCAACAGTGAAGAATTTACTGACATTCTTAAAGAGCCAATCAATCAAGACAATTATCTCGGTGATTGGGACAAGGATAAAACTTATCCACCAGGCTATACCATTGCGTTCGGGGACAAGATTTACGAATCAATCATAGAAGTTCCGATTGGAATTAGTCCTCCTAACCCAACATACTGGTTGCTAAAGGAAAATGATAGCTTAGCTAGTATTCTCTCAACCTATAACAAGAATATTGCAATCAATGATGCTGCACTAAGAGAAGCACAGCGTTTAGTACCTAAAGCGGGATATGATACTAGCAAGCTGTATGTTGTTCCAACATACGGGGAGTATGAATCAAACACCACACTATCCGGTAAGTATAATCAACCTGCGCCGCCAATTGATGTTAACGCAATTTCTACAACCAGCAATACATCACCATCTGGACAGGTTGTCTATATGCGTAATCCAAAGTACAAATATGCAAGTGCAGGGATTAAAGTATCAAAAGATGCACTGCAATCTATTTGGGATATGACCGCAGATAGTGACCACATGTCAATGGATGACAAAATCAATAAATTCGTGCAAGCAAGTTTAGAAATGGTCGAACAAGCGCCAGAAAGAATCGGAAGCGGTTCTGGTTCGGTGGAAACCACTAAGTTATTAGCAGTACAATCGTTTGGTGTCATCGACGGACCATACGGAACAGCCGACAATACATACGCAACCGCAGATCAAAATCCTGAAGCAGCCGGATTCACCGGCGATATTACTCAGCAGATGGACTATCGTGCAGACTGTGACCCTAGATATCAGTTTATTGTTCGTTCGAGTCCTAGATCATTTGGTTACTCAGCAGGAATGCTTACTGGTGATGGTCAAGCACCTAATGGTTATCCCACTGGCGCTGGCATCGCATTCCCGCAGAATCCACAAGTCGGGGACTATTTCTTACGTATAGATTATAATCCCCAGTTATTGTATCGCTGGGACGGTAGAATATGGGTTAGAATCAGCGAGAATGTAAGAACAGAAACTGGATTCACTGCCGAAGATAAATCACAGCTATCAGGATTTATTAATGATCAAGAAGAAATCTATCTAAATAGTGAGGGAACATTTGTTCCACAGGCGCAGCCACTATCGTCGGTATTACAGCCGCCGCTACCAACTGTTCCTCCAGTAGTATAAAGAGATTAAATGGCACAGTTTTTCTACGATAATCAGATTAGAAGATTTCTAATTCAATTTGCTAAGATTTTTAGCAATTGGTACGTCACCAGAGGCAAAGACCCTAACGGCAATGACATTCTTGTTAGAGTTCCTATTATGTATGGTGACAGTAGTAGACAAGCTGCTACTATTATTGCTAATAACAGTGCTAGTAACTTGCCCTCAGCTCCGATGATTACTTACTATGTTAGTGGACTAGAGTACGAGCAAAGCAGAACACAAGATCCATTCTTTATAGACAAGATGCAAATTCGTCAACGTGCAGTTAATCAAGACACCGGCGATTTCGAACAGACTCAGGGGCAAGCATTTACTTTAGAAAGAATGATGCCTGTTCCGTATAAGTTAAGAGTTACTGTTGACTTTTGGACAACAAACTATCAACAGAAATTAGAACTGATTGAGCAGCTAGGGGTATTGTTTAACCCAGCATTAGACATTCAAAGCACTGATAACTTCGTAGACTGGACTTCATTGACAGTGGTGTATCAAGATGGATTGACGTTCTCAAGTAGAAGCATTCCGCAAGGTACCGGAAATCCAATTGATGTTATGACATGGAAATTCTACATGCCGATTTGGATTACAACGTCCAGTAAGCTCAAGAAGATGGGCGTAATTCATAAAGTAATTGCGTCAATCTTTAAAGGTAATGCCTTCCAAGATATGCAAGATGACGATTTGTTATTGGGTACTCGACAAAAGATTACTCCCTACGGATATAAGTTACTATTGCAAGGTAATCAATTACAGCTATTACCCGCAAATGAAGCTTTCTATCCACCTAACTCATCACTAGAACAACCTACTAATCCAAACACTAGCTTATACTGGGCTAGTTTGCTTAACGTATACGGGGCAGTAAAGCCTGGTATTAGTCAGATTTGGTTGCAGAATCCATATATTGATAGTGATATCGTAGGAACTATTGTTCCTGATCCACTTGACGATAGATACTTAATTTATAGCATTGACCCTGATACTTTGCCACAAAATACAATGTCTCCGGTAAACAGTGTTATAAATCCTCAATTGACTGTACCTAACGGAGGATTGCCCGGACCTACTCCGGGTGTAAGATATCTTATTGTTGAAGATATTGGCTCAGAGGGTGAAACAACTGAAGCTTGGGGCAGTCTAGTAGCATACGCTAATGATATCATTCAATACAACGCAAATGCCGGAGTATGGCAAGTTTCATTTGATAGTATCAATGCTAATAACGTAGAATTCGTAACCAATCTCACTACAAATGTACAGTATAGATATGTTCCTTCAGAAGGTATGTGGATGAAATCTTATGAGGGTTGGTATGATCAAGGTGATTATAGTATAGTCTTATGACCCATCAAGCTGCCGGCGTTTTCTTTTACAGTAAATCTACTCAACGTTATCTCTATTTGCTAAGAACTGACTCAAGAAGTCCTACATGGAGTATACCAGGTGGGGGTATTGAACAGGATGAAACGTTATTTGAAGGTATTTCAAGAGAATGTGATGAAGAAATGTCATTCGACATTACAGAGCTTAAGTTGATTCCTATACAAAAGTTTGTGAACAATGCATTCGTATATCATACGTTTTTCTGTGAAGTTGAAGAAGAATTCATTCCTACATTGAATGATGAGCATGTTGGTTATGCTTGGGTTAGAGAAGGACAATATCCGAAGCCTTTACACCCCGGATTATTTTCTACTGTGAATATTGATATTGTACTTGAAAAACTGAATAGTCTTACTTGATTACATTCCGAGAAGTTTCTCTATAATAGGGAAGCCTAAGGCCCCTGCTAATACGCCTGCTCCCATAAGCATCCATCTCCATTTTTCTAGAGCGGATACTTTCTTTTCAACCTTATCGTGTTGGGCTTTATTTTCTTCTTGGAAGTTTGTAATGAGTTGCTGCGTTGCAGTTGCGGATACGTCAATATGAGAGCGCAAGTCCCTCAGGTCAGTTTTGATATCATCCATTTTTTCATTTAGATATCCATACTGTACCTGAAGGACTGCGATTTCTGTCTCAGTCTCTTTAATCTTTTGAACTGTGGAAGCCTGAGCCATGTTTTATTCCTTATGCGTTGCCGATTTGTACAAGCGGATAAGGCATTGCGTTTGAAGCGTTTGCAACTGCTGCATCGTTGAATGTAGCAAATGCTGGCGCTGCATTCGGGAACACAATGTTACCAGTTGCAACTGGACCTGATGTTGCAGTGAACAATTCACCAGTGTGATCGCTCAATGACTGAACCTTAACAGTTGCAGAGTTTGCATAAGTTGCAGTAATAGTCATTGTGTTTGGAAGCATTGCAGTGTTAGCAACGTTTGCAGTGAAGCACTGCCCAACAAGACCTGATGTGCTACCCTGAACAAGATACTTCTGCTTGCCCTTTTGACGAACAATATAGCCTGCTTCTGGTGTTGCATAGACGAATGATGCTCCTGCGATATTAGCAGTTGCGTTAGCAACTAAGAGTGTTGTATCTTGTGTTGCGTCGGGAGTACCTGTAGCACTGGATAGATCAACTTCGGCACCAGCAACTGTTGTTGAAACAGTGAATGCAGATGCGTTAGCGATTGCCTTAACAAAATATGTAGTACCAGCTACCAAACCACCTAAGTTAGCACTGAATGCTACCGGAAGATTTGCATATAATGTTTGTGCATTGCCCGAAGTACCGATGATGTTTCCGGTGTTTTGTGTATTAGCTACTGCAACAGTAGTCACGCCAGTGGCAGTATCAACGTAACCAAGTGTTACCGGAGTACCGTTTGATGCAATATATTGAATTACTGAAGCAGCAGCAATATTTGCTAAATCAGTACCTAGCCCGCCAACGACATTGCTACCGTCAGAGCCATAAAGTGTACCTGTACCATTAACACCGATTGCAACGTTAGCAAGAACTTGCTTACCGTATTGTGCAGTGTTACCACCAACTACTGAGTAAGTGTTTGCGTTTGTTGCTGGCCATTGAGGACCATTTGGGTTGTTGAAGTACATGTCAACAGGAGCAACTGTAGTTGCAACAGTTTGACCTGAAGTAGATGACAAGTCAAACTTAGCTGAAGTTGGGTTAGCGTTTAGTGGAGTTGCAGAAACAGTAAATGTACTGTTTGCACCAGCATTTACTACTTGAAGAATCCAATAGAGTGTGCCAGCGATTAGTCCGCCAACGTTAGATGCGGTTACGAATGGCATACCTGCAATGATGCCGAGATTAGTGAAGTTTGCTGAAGTTGTTACGATATCCGTTGCAGCAGCAGTTGCAGTAATAGTTACGACTGCCTGTGATTTAGCAATCTTTAGTGGTCTACCCATTTGTTTTCTCCTTTGAAAAAGCGAG